CCGCCCATTCCAAAATCAAAAAGATTTTCTATTGTGCGTTTTCTTTTTTCATCAAATTTATTTTGATACATAGCTAAAGATGCTGCCATCTCTGCTTCCATAGACATCACGTGCTTATATCCAAATTGCTCCTCCATCTTCAATTGCTCTAGGTCTTGAGCTTCACCCGGCTGAGGCGCTAACACTGGGCTATTAAGTAATTCTTGATTGCCTGCTTTTTGCGCTGCTTCTCTCATTAAAATCTTTACCTTCATTTCGGTAAAGTAATTATCTTCTTCGCTTTTAGCAATTGGATCTACTGCAAATGCATTTATCGCATATCTTCTTTGAACTAATTTTGATATTGCTATCTCTCTAAACTTTGTTAAAAAAGATGGCGGAGTCCAATCAATGTTCAACCAAGTTTTATCTTGTTGCTCATCTACGTTTAAAAGTTTTTTATATTTAGTTGTACTTTGTCTACCTAATGCATATTCTCTAATTTCGTTCATTTTGGATTGACCAAAATTTAACATATTGTTAGGAACATACCCTCTTGAATCACCCCACGCAGCTTTGCAGTATTGTAGTATCCAATCGTATCCTTTTTCTCTAGGATCTATCTGCTGGTTAGGGTATGTGTTGGTGGCCTGTTGCATTATACTAATGAAGATTTAATTAACCAAAATTAATTAAAAGTAAATAAAAAAAACAAATTAAATTATATTAATTAATTTAATATAATTTTCTGCCTTCCAATAAACTATCATAATTCATTTCCATTTTTGTGTTATATGAAAATCCGTTGTATTGAATAGCAATAAAAGGATCGGAAACCACATACCTTCCTAACCCACCTAGCGCACGGTCTATATGCTCATCTAAAGGCGTATTTAGGTATGTATCGTAAAACTTGCTGTTGACTATGTAGCAATGGAAACCGGTAAAATTATCTACTGTTTGATCTTCACGAATCGCCCCAATGTATATGCCACTCAAATAAATATCAAAATCTAATGGCTTATTTCTTAAAAAGTACGAAAAACTATCCGGATTGGTAAAGTGAACGTCATCCTCCATTATGCATATTTCAGGCAAACCTGTGTCTTTGGCATACTGAACGCACTGCTTATGGGCTAAATTAATTGCCCTTTTAACTGAATGAGAATCATATACGGCAGGGAAAAAAGAAAAGTCTTTGATGCCCTGCTCTTTAAATTCGTTCATTAACCTGTCAAATCGATCACTAGCATCAAAATTATGAATTACCGCTATCTTCATTTAGCTTCTGTATTATGTTGTTTAATGCGCCTTGGTAAGTATAATACTTATTGTATATTTCTTTAATCTTTAGTTGCTTTTCAACTATATCTATACTTGGGATACTGTTTAAAATTGGGACTATCCTATGAGCATCTTCGGTTTTTATGATTACCCCATAATCTTCAAAATTAGCATCAAAGCAATTAACAAACTCATCGCTGATGTAAACAGGTATAGTTTCGTATTGGAGGCACTCAGCGATTCTAAAGCTATTTAAACCATACCCTCTAGGGCATAATCCGAATATAGACTTACTAATAATGCCACAAAACCTATTTACATCGTGCTGCTCTTGAGATATGTAATAATCCGCGTTTTGAATATTAAACACATAATTTCTTATTGGGTGAGTATTGGTGCCAACAAAAGAAGCAAAAATTGTTTTTTTACCATTCCACTTAAAACTGTGTGGCATACAAAGCAAAGGTATTTCTACCCCTTCTTTCTTGCTCATATTAAATACCAAAATATCTAAATCTTTAAAGTCAACCAAAACCCCATCATCATATTGGCAAATAGTCCAATATTGCTGATTTCTAGGTAACGCATCTACATAGTCTTGCAGGCTTTTTCTAGCTACTGGATCATTCCCGTAGTTGTTATTTACATGATATGATGTCCAATGGATTCTTAAATATGCCCTGCCATTAAACTCTGGTATAAATCTATTTGAAACCCATTCTTCAAAAATGGTATAATTTTCAAAAGGATAAACCGTGTTTATGGTAGGCATAAACTCCTTCGGTACGTCTATCATATATTATATTTTCTTACATAAAGCGCGTCAGTCCATGTATCTGCAACCCAACTACCCGTTTCAACTCTTTCAAAACCTCGTTGCAGCATAAAATAATCTAAATCATCAATTAACATACATCCCTTATATGTTTCTTTCATATTAACTTCTAACAATGCATAATCTATATTTTTAATCAAATCCCCCATACCCTCAATAGCCAAATGCTCTGCTCCTTGGAGGTCTACATTCAAAAAGTTGACATTCGTAAAATCACATTTTTCAAGTAATTTATCTGCTCTGATTGTTTTCATTGCAATCTGTTCTATGTAATGTACTTCTGGATGGATAAGTATATGGGTACCAAGCTCTAGCATTGATGAACTCTGGCTTTCGTTATTAGATACATTAAAAACAATTTCTTCACCATTAACATTACTCAAACAAGCATTAAATGCTTTTTGTTTTTTATATGGCGCAATATTTTCAATTAACTTTTCATAAACAGATGGTATTGCTTCAACCCAATATACATCCCCTTTACAATAGTTATCGTATTCATTTTTTTCTTGACCATAAGATGCACCAAGATGCAACACCCCTTTTATATCCAACTTATGCTTATTGACTAGATAGTCAAATGATATCATCATATACTTTTGCTTTTATGTTTATTAACTTCTAATTCAACCCAATTATATAATTTAACCATGCCTTCCTCAAGCGGCTTTGTTGGACGCCACCCTGTTACCTTTTCTACCAATTCATTGTTTGAATTTCTACCTCTAACGCCTAATGCATTTGATTCAACATTTTTAATTGTTAAAGTTTTGCCTGAAATTTTAATAACCATTTTAGCCAAGTCATTAATTGATATCATTTCATCTGAGCCAATATTAACAGGATAGACATAATCTGATTGCATCAATGCTTTTACACCATCCAAACACTCGTCAATGAATAAAAAACTACGCTGTTGTAAACCATCACCAAATATTTCAATTTCTCCGCCATCTTTTGCTTCTGCTACTTTCCTACATACTGCTGCTGGAGCTTTTTCTCTGCCGTCTTTGTAAGTACATTCAGGTGAAAATATGTTATGGAAACGACCAATTCTTACATCTAAATTTTTGTTTCTTCTGAAAGAATCATAAATCTGTTCTGATAATAGCTTCTCAATGCCGTAGACACTATCTGGTTTACCATCCCAAGCTGAATCTTCTTTTAATGATGCGCTATCTAATGACTCTTGCAATCTTTCGCTATAAGCACAAGCGCTTGATGAAAAAAATAATTTTTTAACTCCGTATTCTGATGCAGCCTTTGCCACATTTAAATTAATCATTGTTGAATCATATATAATATCTGCATCGTTAACCCCTGTAAATACATACAAAGCGCCTCCCATATCGGCAGCTAATTGATACACCTCATCAAACGCATTAACATTATCATGCCATGTTGTTTGCTGGGGATTCCATAAAGCCTTTGATACATTTGATGGATTACGCAAATCTAAAATAAATGCTTCATCTGCTTCAGACTTTGAAAATTCAGGTTGTTTAACATCTACTGATCTCACCCAATAGCCTTCGCTTTTTAATCTTTTTACTAATTGCATTCCGATCATCCCATGACCGCCTAATACACAAGCTGTTTTCATATTAAAATTTATTTAGTTTTAAATACCATTGTTTTTTAAACCACCATAATCCCCATCCGTTAGCAGTTTCTTCTGAATGTAAAACTTTTTCTGTTTCAAATTCTCTATCTGCAATATCTGCTCTAGTAAATGTTTTTGGCACAATTTGACTTACTGCTCTATTTACTTCGTCTGCATTAAAATCATGGCCTGCAAGTATGCCTTCGTCTTTTACTTTATTATACCATTCAATTACCTCTTGTTTTGTTTCTTTGTATGTGTGTGATGAATCAATGTAAACAAAATCTAAAAAACCATCATTAAACATTTTAGCACAATCTAAACTTGCATAAGGCATTACTTCTATATAATCACCCAAACCACTTTTTATAATGTTTTCGTATATGGTTTTCATTTGAAAAAAACCACCGTAGCCCATATTGTCTATTGCATAAATTTTAAAATCTTTACCCAAGTTTTTTAATTCTTGTGCTAAATATATAACACTATCGCCATTTGCAACACCGACTTCTGCTAGTCGTGCGTTGTTGGGTAACTCTTTTGCAATTCTTTGATAGAAATGCTGAAAATCAAACATAATTAAATCATTCATAATTTTATCCATTCAGGTTTAACAATATCGCTAGTGTCTAATCCGCACCATCCCTCACTAAACCAAAATTGCGGAAAGATTACTTTTTTATCTTCATTTTTATTTAAATACGCACCCCACCAAGAGAATGTAGATGGTGAACATATTTGATGCTCGCACCAGCTCATTTCTATAAGATCGGATTGCTCGTCTGTATTTCCAGAATATTCACAATCGCTTCTATGCGCAAACGCTTCCATACACCAAGAAATGTCATCAGAAAAGAATTTAAACTTATAATCAGGAAACATACTCATGGCTTTTTCATACCATTCTATCGTTACCTCCGGATGCTTATCTCTTAATGTAACGTAATCGCCGCGTCTTACATGGACAGAAACATAGCCATCCATTTTTTTATATGGGAAATTTAACAAGTAAATTATTTCATTACGATAGTTGTCAAAATATTTAGCTGTCTGCCTGTAACCTTCAATAATTATATTCTTGTCTTTCCAAGATGGATTGTATGGTAATTCTTCGTAAGAATGTTTTGTTTCCCATAAGTGAACTTTTTCAAGTCCGGGATTATAGCTATCATTAATTAAATGCGAGCAATAGATGGGGTTCCATTTTGGGTTGCTAGTTTCATTTGGAACGGTAAAATTTAAGTCATGCTGTAACGCATAAGCCATAGCCGTAGCGCATTCAAACATCCAGTTGCCGAGGCGGCCCGCATTATTAAAAGTTACCATGTTAAATATGTTTCCAGATTTTATTATTAATTACATCAAGTACATTCGTTTTGCTTATGCTATATTCTTTTGCCAAAATTGTTGAAGAATATTTACCAGATTTGTGTTTCTGTCTAATTTCTAAAACTTTAATATTATTTAATTTTGACTTACCATGAAATTCGCCCCTATTATCAATCTTATTTTTTAAAGTATCACTTATTTTCTTTTTATTTTCTTCAGTTCTAACCTTCCCAATATTCATTTTACCCATCTTAATAGCTTGCTCAGAGGTTCTATATTTTGCAAAAATTTCATCAAGGTGCTTAGGCATTTTTTTACCTAAATTAGATTTTCTTAAAGCCTCTCTAGTTGAATCCGGCATCTTTTTGCCTATCTTTTTTGCAGTTAGTTTGTCAATAAGCTCTTTGGACATTTTGCCTCCATAATTACCTCCATCTCTTAAATTAAACAATTTGATATTTGCAGACTTGTAAAAATCAATATATAGTATTTCGTATTCATTCAAAACGTCTTGATCTATGTCAATAGGCAACATATGCAAAATTTCAAATTCATGATTTTCATACCCATGTTTTTTAAAAGAATTTTTTAAAAACTGGTTTTTGCAAGACGACTTGTGTTGTCTAAATCTAGCGCTTATATTAGTACTTTGCCCAATATAAACGTTTTTAGATGGAGATGTTATTTTATAAATACCCTGCATAGGGGATAAAGTTAATTAATTTAATTTAATTCCCTAATTTTTTCTATTAATTTTTCTCTAAAATCTCCTGTTCTTTGCACATTATTTATATAATGAGATTGATCGTGGACTAGGTGATTATATCTTAACCCGTCAACTATATGTATTATTCGGCCTGACATTAGCCAATTGTAATTCTGAAACAAGCTATCGCTAGTAACCGGATCTATTTCCGCATCCCATACTTCGCAATAAGAGTGTTTATTTACAAAATAGTTCATGCAGTTTAAGCAAGTTTCAAACATTGGCTTGTCTATATACTCGGATAGGTTATTCTTAGTTACAATTAGGTTAGCGTATTCTGTATAATTAAACATTGGCATAGCCCAATCTGGTGCCAATACCGTGTCTTTATCCCATTCTTGCTCATATATCTTATCTAAATAGTCAGTGTCTATCTCATTGTCAGAATCAAGTATAATGCAATAGTCTGTTGTTGATAGGCTTATAGCCACATACTTGTTTGCA